GGAGCCCGAAAGCTCCCTGCCACGCTAGTGTGGACAACAGTCTGCATATCCATATAGTTGAAGGAGAGGATCCACTGTGGCCTATAAATCTAGGTCGTCAGTAGGCCCTACCGCAACCGGTTACGGCTACGGTAATGTCTGGGGGCAACAAACACTCCCCGGTTCCTCAGAAGAGATTGAGACCTTTTCCCATAATCTCCGAAACTTAGGTCAAGGAGATATTGGTGGGCCTTTTTGGCTGAAGCGTGATATGTGGAATTATGTATTGCCACATATCTCTGGCGGTTGGGCTGACGGATCGCAACTCTGTATTTCTACAGGTATTGCGCCCATTCAACCTTTCAGCGAGCCTTCGAATTCAGAAATGATTACGAAGGGCGCTACAGCTATCTCTCGTACAATTCCGACTGCACCCTCTTTCGAATCGCTTACAGCGATGAGCGAAATCGTGAGAGACGGAATTCCCTCTGCAATAGGTGTCAGCTCCTGGCGCGAAAGAACAAATGTCGCAAAAGGTGCTGGCTCCGAATATCTGAACTACAAATTCGGATGGGTTCCTCTTATCTCTGATATGAGAAACTTTGCACATACAGTCAAGAATCATAATAAGATTCTTACTGCAATGAGGGCCGGCTCTGATAAAGTAACCAGAGTCGGGTATCATTTTCCTTCCAGTAGTAGTCATGAATCCCTTCAGGGAGGTGCTTTTACGTACTTCCCTGGTAATAATGGGATCTCTACTGCCGCGTCCGCCTCTTATACGGCAGACCTCTCGTCAGAAACCTGGTTTAATGGTGCTTTTACATACCATTTACCAGTGGCGAGTAGTCAGGTTGGCAGAGCTCAACGTTATGCTGAGCTCGCAGACAAGTTGTTGGGGATAAAACCTACCCCATCTAATGTCTGGAATGCCGCACCCTGGACGTGGGCTATGGACTGGTTCACTAATGCCGGTGATATTATGACTAATATCTCCGAGCTGGGCCAGAACGGCTTGGTGCTTCGATACGGCTATATAATGTCTTCAGTGAAAGTCACTGAACGCATTTTAGTCGGCGCACAAAATCCAGCATGGTCTGGCAGTGTTTCTGCTGGATCGTTGGAACATGTGCGGGAGTATAAAAAGAGACTCCAATCGACGCCATATGGATTTGGCGTTCTTGGTAGTGAGTTAACTCACGCCCAAGAAGCTATCATTGTGGCACTAGGTTTAACCTATGGCCACGGTGGTAAGGGATAGGGCGATCAAAACCCTATTCCTTTTCACATGATGTTTTCAATCCTGAAAACATCCCCACTAAGGAGATGTGCTCAATGGCTTTTGCCGACCCTCAGTCAGTTACCATTGCTGGAGGTGCTATCTCACTCCCAAGAGTTTCATCTGGGAATGGGAATGGCGCCTTCCAGTCTGCCGACGGTACCACTAAGCTGTCTGCCGCCCATACATATGGACGTAGGACTCGCCGAATGATTCGTCTGGACGCTTCCAAGATCGCTGCCGACCCGCTTCTTGCGGGCGTCAACGTCAAGGCAAGCATGTCCGCCTACTTGGTTCTTGACACACCCGAAACCGGGTATGACAAGAACCAGATCAAAGAGGTTGCGGATGCCTTTCTGGCATTCTTGACCGCTTCATCTGGAGCCAAGCTGGGGCAGTTCATTGGTGGTGAAAGCTGAGAAGCTTTCGCCGACCCGCATTTTACATTTGTGCGGGCCGAAAGGTATATAGGTTAGTTACACTGCCTATATGCCTCGACCTGTTAAGCAATCTACCCTCCGGTATATCCGGAATAAGGTAAATTGCGAAATGAGGGTTCTATCATTTGAGCTCATGATGTACCACCTATTAAGGGGATACATGAAAAGCATGATAGATCTCTGGTGTGAGCTTGCTGATGAATTAGCAAGCTGGTGTCACACTAGCACTACTCTTGACTCTAAAAAGCTCAAGAGTCGAGTTAAAGATGAAGGCCTTTCTTTTCTCACGATAACGCTTCCTTCCTTTGGGAAGGAGTTCGAGCGTTGTCTTGAGTTAGGTCTTCTTGATGACAATTCTTTTCCTGGATTTCAGAAAAAGAATGGTTTCCCTCTATTCCTAGGGGGTTTCCTTCATCAGATCTTTGACTCTTCAAGTGGTGCCTTGCGCACTGATGTTCCTGAGGATTCTCTCTTCGCGGTTAGACAGCTTACGCTGCGTTGTGCGAAGGTCGAGTTACCCTGCAGTGATGACAGGATTTCTCGCGCCTTTTGGAACTATGTGCGTTGTGAAGAGGATCTCAGAGAATGGGAAAATCGTAACTCTTTTGATTCATTACGATTCAAAAGAGTTTCCCACCTCCTGTTTGCGGATGTTTTCGCAAAGATGGATGATCTCATCAGAAATGGTGAGATCATTCCCAGACATGGTCCAGGCTCGACCTCCGATCGGATTTCTGGAAACCAGAAATTCGATCTGTTTAGTTGGTCGGCTCGGTTGGAAACGTTATTTCCCTTCGGGGATTTCGCGCTTCCAAACTGGCGGTATCATAACCGCTATGATCATGTTGAGATCCTTGATCCTGGTAATGAAATACCCGTAAGGGTTATCCATGTACCTAAAACGCTGCGGACTCCTCG